ACCGCGAATTGAGTTTTGAGCACGCTCCATTAGATTTTCCAACCTTTTCTTTTTAGCCAAAAGATCGGGTTTACTCTCTTTGCCTCTAAGCATTCTAATCCCACGGCGTAAACCAGTTATTGCGTTTTTAGTAGCCTCAGCAAAGTTATAAGGATCACGACCTCCAGTTTTGTAAACTTTCTCTCCTTTGTATAAAGGTATAGACTGAAGCTCTTTGTCTATCTTCTTTAAAAGAGTAACACTCTTCGCTTTTACATTTTCCATCACGTATAACCTCCACCACGCTTCTTGTACTCCTTGGCAAGCAACTGCGCCTTCCGTGCCGACCACTGACCAGCAGCAGTACCATGAGTCGCCCGCGCCTTAATCCTCTGGAATAAGGACTTCCTCATCTTAGGTTTAGTATAATTGCCAGCCTCATTTACCGCCATTAATATACTTACCTTCCATATCCCACTTCCGCTCTATCCGCTTGGCTCTGCTAAGAAGAGACTTATACTGAGGATTCCTATCACGAATGTAAGTCGCAACATCCATCATCACATTGTGATAACGCCGCAACCACTTGTTCGGCTGGTCCTCATCCGTAACCTTGTCAGGAATGTCAAACGCACTCATCTGCCTAAGCAAAGTGTCATATCGCTTTTCTTCGCTCAATAGGTTCTCTCCATAGGCATTAACAAACTGCGCTTCTGCATCCCAGTCCGCTCAGGAACATCCTTAAATGTCTGCTCCTTCCGCTCAATCCTCTTCATAGACAAAGAAGGTAAAGGACCAAACTTAGGCTTCATCTCCCGATACATCTGATCAGCACTCTTGCCGCCACCAAAACACATAACTTAAGCCTTTCCCGCATTCTTATTACGCTTTATCGAACGATTTCTAGCGCGCGCCAACATCCTTAAATTCTTAGAAGAATTATCAAGCGGATTCCCATTCTTATGATCTACATCCCGACCGTCATTCTTAGAAGCCTTGCCCAACTTAATCATAGTATGACGCGCCTTCTTCCGCGCACGATTATCCTTCATCCTCTTAGGCGACTTGTCATACTTCCCCTCGCCACTCATAGAATAATCCCGAACGTATGATGGCGAACTAGGCATTCTTCTTATGCCTCTTCGCAAAATTACGCGCAGCCTCTACACTGCTAAATCCCCAAGCCTTCAATGCTAAAGCCTTCCGAGTCGGACGCCCCTTCTCATCCTTCATCGGACCCTTCATACCAGCAAACCTAGCAGCAAATGAAACACGCCTCGGATTCGTACCACCCTTCACAGGAGGCTTTAAATTAGCCCCCTCCTTACGCTTGAAATAAGCACGACCCGCAGCAGTCAAACCACCCTTCGGATTCTTATGCTCTTTTCGCATAACCAGAACTCTTCAATAATAACTTAACCTGAGACATGTCATCCCTAGGTGGTGCCTTCTCAGCTTGTTTCGCAAATCTAGCCATAACGAACCTATACTATAAAAAAAATAATTCTGACAATGCACAAAACCTTGAGAGAAAAAAATGCTAGTTGGGGACCACTTACAGGTAACTACTGCAAGTTTTTCCCCCCACCCCCCTAGCCAAGGTCAATGCTAACACGAATATCCCCAGCCACTTGAACCTGCGCACGATCAATAGGCTTATAGCCAGCCCTATCCAATAAATCCTTGCTCGCTTCTAGCTGAACATACTCAGATTTAGCGTTCTGAGACAGCCTACGCACAGTGTTCATTGCTGCAGTAGCACTAACTCCAAATTCCTCATTCATTCTCTGCATTAGATACTGCTGCACGTGTGCAGTCTTTAATGCTCTGTAAGCTGAGACGTATCCAGACTTCCCTTCACTGTATCCAGCTTTGCTCGCAGCCTTAGCTGGCGGTAGTCCTTCTGCTACCATTATATCAACGAGCGCTATCTGTTTATCAGTCAATTTCTTAGCGGGAAGCATATGTTCACTTTCTATATCTACCGTGTATAGCTATAAGGATACAGACTTTCAGTCCAGTTGCTTAGTGGTGAAGGACAGTGCTATGTCTTTCTTTGCTCAAAGGATTAAGAATTGTATCTATATCCTCTGGCCTTGCCCCCCCTTCCCTCTTCCCCCCCACACTAACACGATCTGTCAATAGCTTGTCAACCCCTTACGTTACGTCAACTTAATATTTATTTGGAGGATGGCCGTTGCTGGGAAGCTATCCGCTAACCATTGTAGTCAGTCTCTCCACATCTGCTATGACCTGCTTAATCTGTCCATCCCATTCTCTGCGGCGCAGACGCGCCTGTTAGTAGGGGGGATTGATCGTGCAAATCCCCCCTGTGACCCCCGAAAGCGTTCTCAATGGTGCGCTAAAGCGCTCATTCTCATTTGGATTTATTTCACCCACTGCGGACAGGGGATTCGGGGCGTACCGTCTGTATCAGAAACCATTGCAGTCTGGGCGTACTGTTGTGGCTGCGGTCGCTGTTAACCCTGCCGCGCTGGCGCTGTTGCAGGGGCGACCTCTTGCGGCACCAACACGCCGTGCAGTGGCGCGGGTGTTGCAGTCAGCAATGGTATCTGATTCAGATGCGCTAAAGCGCACCCCGAACGCCCTGTCCTTGGGCTGAAAGAAATCTGGGGTCGCACACACAACTTAGAAAAGAAAGTGAGAACAAAATGACTACTTCAAAAACTGCACCACAAGCAAAAGGCAAAATGGCGAACAACAAAGCAGACAACCGCCCCGCATTCTACGACGAGATTGTCACCCACGCCGCATCACAAGCAGGATTGATCCTCGACGCTTGCGAAACCATCACAACCCACTGCGGCTTGACCGATAAGAAGATGGAAAACATCGCAGGACAACTATGCGGCGCCTCCGATTTCCTAATGAAGTATCCGCTCAATGACTGGAAACAAGCAGAGCAACGCCGCATTGACGCCGAGGAAAATTGCAAGGTTGACCCCGACAACGCAGAGTTTGCCGACATTCTCGACCAAACCATGCAGAGCGAGGAGGACAATTTCATGATCTACAAGGCGCTGGAGATGTTCAAAGTTGCAGCCTATAAGAATTATGAAACCGTAACAGGCACCCGCTACATACCCCTAGACCAACGACCAAGCAAAAACAAAAGGCCCAGCTTCAGGAAAGCAGGATGACAACCAACCACAACGGGCCAGTCTTCGGATTGGCCCAAAAAATTTTTCGCTCGCTGGCGCTCGCTCGCTGGGAAAATCTCATGATCTATCTAGCAATTACCAACCTCAAGGATTCCCAACACTCCGCGGGCCCCCTCCACCCACCCACCCCCCGCGGGCCTAAAATGAGTGTTGCGCTGTTAACCTCGTTTCACTCGGGCGCAATCACTTTCGCCCACAGGCGATTACGGAACCGCAGACTCAAGAAGCCACCCAACCACCCCGCCAACTCCAACCACAGGGAGGTACACTCAGGACTTTACTACGGTGAGATGAGCATGTGCGCATGCACCAAAACTTGTAACTAACGTGAGGAAAAATATGAATCCATACAAAATAATTGCCGATATAATCGGAATCCTAGCCATCATTGTGATTGTGCTAGGAATCATGCTGATGATTGCAGCAGCAATTTAAATGACGCTACGTCATTATTGCTTTTTAAATAATGAAATCTACACAATGGGAAACACTATAAAGGAGAACACCCATGATGACACGCAAAGACTTTGAATGGATAGCGGATCGGTTTGGTCCGCTAGTCTTCTCGCCCATCACAATTGAAAAAATTGCTGATGATCTTCAAGAAACCAACCCACGGTTTGATCGTGATAAGTTTATTCAACGAGCCGTAGCAGCATGGGAAAAACACAATGACATCTCAGACGATGAAATCCCCTACTGAACTTTGTCCTGTTTGCGTAGGCGATGGGCAAATAGAATATGAAATCACAAAGCGTCAAACATTTGGTCGTGACATTGGTTACATAGATACTGAATGGGATAACTGCTATCAGTGTGAAGGAACAGGAGAAGTGCCAATCGCAGACTACCTATTGACGAGCAAGGAATGAATACTGCATAAGTGCAGTATGAAATCGTATCTGACTACACTAACTGATAAAGCAAATGAGTATGATGTTTCCTTGCTCAAGGCATTCAAGCAAGCAAGCATACCTACATCCACATACTACCGCGCTCAGTCTAGTGGTCAGATACGATACGAAACTGCATTGAGGGTATTCAATGCCATTGAAAAGCTACACGTACTACAACAAGCCCGTGAGCATACCCAAAGACTACGAGCGTCTGGTAAAAATATTAATCGACGCACGGTTCGCGCAAAGTTTAAGCCAAGAGTCGTTAGCTCATAAGATAGGGTGTGCAACTTCGCTGATCCACAAGTGGGAAACTGGCAAGCGAATACCCTCTGGCTTTATGTTAATGTGCTGGCTTGATGCTTTGAACTGTGAAATCGAAATCAAAAAAATCCCACAGAATCGTCTGTCTTAAATGCCAAGTAAAAACCGAATGGTTTGTGGCTATCTTAAAACAAACAAATGATAGCTATGAAAAGCATTGGTATATTTGCAGACGCTGCTATGAGGAAGACCAATGGCAAACCGTAATAAAAACAAAGGAACGTACCACGAGAAGTGGTTCGTCAAGTGGCTTGAAGCGGCAGGTATCAAGGCCAAAAGGCAGCCCCTCTCAGGCAGTCTGGGAGGCGAGTATAGCGGCGACATCAAGCTCGAACTCAACGGACACGAATTGGTAGGCGAAGTTAAATACCGTGACAAGTCTACCTTTCCTAGTCCCTTCAAAGTTTTAGAAGGCAGAGACATTGCCTTTTACAAAAGGCGGACAGGCGATCCGCAAACTCTAGTCATCGTATCAGGTGATACATTCCTCAAACTAATGGAGAACAACGATGCCTTACAGCAAAAATCAAATAGGCTACCAAAAGAACCAATCGAGTAAAGAAGCAGCATCCTTTAATGTAAAAGGCAAACTTACAGTCCGTGAGCAAGTGTTGAACTTATTCATAGAACACAAAGAACTTACCAATGAATCTGTTTCTCAACTATTAAATAGGCCAGAAATATCTGTGCGGCCTAGAATAACTGAGCTGAAAAACATGGGGTTTTTAGCTGACTCAGGCAAGAAGACCGTAGGTAAATGGGGAACTTCTATTACAATTTGGTCTTACAATAAGGACTCAAACAATGATTAAAAAACTATCTAACATGGCTGATGCTGCTATCTGGGATGCACAAGTCAACAAGTCTTCTACAAATCCTGACTACAATCGCGCTATCAAAAAGGAAGGTTTCTTTCTGGACACACACCAGATTGTAGCCAAACGCATTGAAAACGGAGAACCTGTTGGCGAGTTCTGGTTGCGAGGTAAAGCCAAAGAAGCACTGCTAGATCAGACTGACTTAAAGCAAAGTGACTTCTCTAAATACAATGGCTGGCTTCAAATGTATGGCAACTATCCAGAAAATAATTCTTGATATAACTGCGTAAGTGCAGTACCTTACCGCTTATAATATAAGGAGAACATCATGAAGCGAACAGGTTTCATTGGCGGTAGTGATTGCGTAAAAATCATGCAAGGTGATTGGCAAACACTATGGGAAGTAAAGACAGGGCGTAAAGAACCTGACAATTTATCAGATAACATTGCAGTGCAGCTTGGTAGCTGGACTGAATCCTTCAACCTGTCTTGGTTTGAAAAGCAACACAACTGTGTTCTTTCTGGGCATCAATATGAATATGAACAGATCGTTGGCACAGTAGCTTGTCGTGGTACAGTAGATGCGCGGTGGAACAATGCAATTGTAGAAGCCAAGCATACCAATGCCTTCAACAAAATGGATGACGTTGTAGAATTATACATGCCGCAAATCCAACTCTATGCACATCTTGCAAAAGCAGATGGCACTCACCTCTCAGTAATCTTTGGCAACAGCAAATGGGAGTCAACCTTTGTCCACTACAACGACGAGTATTTCAATTCTATGTGGGCGGTGGTGTCAGATTTCTGGAGTTACGTTCTCAGTGACACGCAACCAAATAATATTGAAGTTCAACCAATATCAACGGATGCCATCCCGTTGGATAAGATGGTCAGGAGAAACGCGAGCAGAGACAATCAATTCATTGACGCAGCAGTTACATACCTCAACGGATATGAACACAACCGCGTCTTCGAAAACGCCAAGAAAACCCTCAAGCAAATGGTCGGTCCAGAAGAAAGGGAAGTGTACTGTGATCAGCTTGCAGTTCGCAAAGACAAACGCGGTGCACTTAGAATAGTAAAACGATAAGGAGAACACCAATGACACTACAAATATGGAATAAGCTGGCCTCTTCAGACCCCAAGTATCTGAAGAAGGTCAGCTTCGGAAGCCGCAGCTTCACCGCAATCGACCCACAATACCAAGTCATGAAGATGACAGAAGAGTTTGGCCCCGTTGGTGAGGGCTGGGGTTGGCACAATCAAACAGAGATAGTGTCTCTGGCTAACGGAGACAGCGCTGTGTTAGCGCATGTGACTGTTTGGCATGGTAACCAAGGAAATATGTTTGGCCCCTTCACAGGCTGCCGTAAGTTCTTTGACGCTGCCAAGGGTCGATTGGCAGAGGATGCACCGAAGATGGCTATTACCGATGGCTTGACCAAAGCACTGTCTCACATTGGCTGTGATGCTGATGTGTTTCTTGGTAAGATGGATGGCAACAAGTATGATGCCGACAGCAACAGGAACAGCAATGGAGGGTGGTAAGCAAATCAAATTGGGGCTTGCAGAAGTGCAAGTCCTGATTGCTGTTGTAATACACAGCCTTAAATCTGGCTTTGCAAAAAGCAATGAACAAGGAATAGCTCTTGCTAATCTGGGTCTGAAACTCAGAAGCCTAGAAAAACAATTACTGAAAGGAAATAACTCATGACAGA